CCATTTGGACCCGGTTGATTCTGAATTCTACTTCTAATTCTGCCGAGTATAATTTTAGCAAACGCTAACGCACCTTCTTGCATGCCTTGTGTAACTTGATTGAAATCTGGGCGTCTTTGTAGATATCTCACAGCAACAGGATAACTTCTATACGGAATAGGATACAATTTGATAGTGTTGTATCCAGCGAGCCATTCCCAACCGCCTTGTTGACCAGATATTCTATTATACATGTCTTCGTATTGTTTGTACATGACCCAATCGCCCATCTTTCCCCACACAGGTTGTTGGGGATTTATTCCACCCGCTATTGAGCCATAAGCTCCTGCTCCCATGTATTCTAAAGGAATAACACCACCAAGATCAGATGCACTAAATGCATAATTTGCTGTTTCTTTGTATGATACATGTCTAACAAATCCCACATCGGGAGGAAGATTATAAACGCTTTGGCCAGGTGTTGTGTAAAATGTGTAATATTGAAAATATTCCATTGGTGCATAATCTTCGAATATCTGCAGTGCAAAGTCTATTGCATTTTCTAATTGTTGATTATCTAGCTCAAGAGGCAACACAGGAGCCCCTAACATAGTGAGAACATAATCTTTTATTTGTTCTCTAACTTTTATTCTTTGTCTTCTAGGGCCTATTTTTGACAGAGGATCTGTAGGTCCGAGACTGTTATTGCAGCTTTGGCCGCAAAGTTGATTGTAATCCTCTTTAGTTGGCCGAGGAATAAAAAGTGTGTTGTTGCTCATAGTATTATATATTCAATCCGTAAGAGAAAACATAATATTGATGATATATATTTCAACCCGCTAATGTTGAGGAAATACTATGCCGCTAATGTCTTTTAATATGTTTTTAGAAATGTCCAGACGAGGAGAAGGCGAAATGGAAGGAGAGGCTTCCCGAATACCTTTAAATTTCGACAAAGATGATTTAGAGTTTCTAGAGCAATTTCCTTCCAACTATTGGGAGAGTGCTATGTCTCTAAGATATCACAAATTGCATGATGCGTTGATAAAACTTCATGAAATTAGAATGGATATGATCAAAAAAGAATTCCCACACGCATTAGATCCAAAATCGCCAGGCCATGATGATGCCTTTGAAGAAGTTAAAAAAAGAACAGAAAACTTAAAAAAATTAGGTTTAGATGAAGAAGAAGAATTTAATTTCAAAGCAATGGCAAGAGTAGAAAAAAAAGGTCTAAGACGCTATCGAAGTAAGAAGGACTACAAAGTAAAAGCAAAGCCTTATCTTAATAGACTTTATCACAGACTAGAAAGAACTCGTGGAGAACCACACCTACCAGAATCCGAATCTGAAAACACAGGTATAGGTCAATATGGATATGATTTATCTTATCCAAAAACAATAACTCATGATGAGGAAAACAAACCGTTAGCAAAACCAAAGAAAATTTCTAGAGGAACGAATTGGGTAGGGGATGAGCAATGGGAGAGAGATTTGAAAAATTATTTTCAACATGCTTCTCATGGTCATTTTGGCACGCACAATAAAGTAAGAGATCAACTTTTAGGAGAAAAAGATCATGGAATTATGTGGATGTCCGTGGGTTTAGATGATCCAACATATGATTGGACTCTAGAAAGCATAGAAGAAAATATATTAGAAATGAAAATAACCGAGTATCTTAAAGCCAAAGCCAAAGATTCCGGAGAAGACTCTCCTGAAGAAAGAAACCCCGTAACAGGAGTAAAAAAAAGAAAAATCAGAATCGATTCTGTTCCTGCTAGCGTAAGAGATAAATTTGAAGAAGAAGCACAGGCCTCAGCAATAAAAATTGTAAACGAAAAAGTAGAAAGAGGAGAATTATTTGCTCCGAAGGTTCCAGGCCCTGTATTACTCGATGATGGGACAATAAAAGAAGAAGGCCTTTCTAAAGAAGAAAGAGTGTTTCGAATAATAGAAAAAAAAGATAAGGATGGCGAAATTGGCAATAAAATAATAAAGCCTAATATTTATTTGCCACATGAAAAAAAGATTATAAATGGAGAAGAAAAGTGGACTCCTCTTGTGAAACCATCCACTTATTTGAAAAAAATAAATAGTGACCACTCACAACATGAAGGGCTTTCAAAATCTTTAAGAAAGAAGTGGCACGACGAAACAAGACCTTCGGAATTACCTATTTGGACAAAACATGAGATAGTAGATTCTAAAACAGGAGAGCCAAAGCTTAGTTCTTTAGAATTTGGTCCTACTATGGGAACAAAAACATTCGGCCCCACGCTTAATAAAAATACAATGGCACAGACCAGAACTGGGTCTTTAGAAAGGGACAAAGAAGTAGAAGAGGAGTATTTACAGACAAATAAGTTTGTTTTTCAAACAGGAAAAAAGAATGCCATGTATGCCAGAGAAGTTGAGACTCCAACAGATGACATGGTGACATTTGATGGAGTTAAAGAGTTTTTAGAAGGTATTAGAAATGCTATTGAAGGGAATATGTCTGGTGGTGCCTCTGATGCTGTGCGAGATCTTGCAAGAGGACAAATGCAGGACATACACCAAATAATATACATGATGGCAAAGAGGACTAAGGGTGCGGACCAATTAGAAACAGCCAAAGGAAGAAGATTGTTTGCTGCAACCAAAACCTCTAGCATTCTTCAGCGCATATCAAGATATGGATTAGGTGGAGAAGATCTAGGAACAAGGCGTAGACCAAACACACGAACTGGAAGCCTAACAGACACAGAAGGAGGAAATATTGATGTTTCGAGCACAGGAGAAAGACCAGAAGCGGGTATAAGATACAGACATGTAGCTCCTAGTCTCTGGGATAAACATGAAATGCTGGCCGCTGCTGCTGCCGAACTTAAAAACATAAGAAAAAGCGTTGAAATGGGCGATCCTTTAGATGCATATAGCGAAGAAAAACAAAAAGGAGAAAGAAAATTCTACGGTGATATTAAAGAGAAATTGAAAAATGCGGGCAAAACTGATGAGCAAATAAACGCCCAGATTCTTTCTTGGATACAAGATAATGTGCCAAAAACAATTATAACAGCTCAAGTTGAAAAAATGTCTTCTGCACCTAGGATCGGCGGTGCTGTACCTGCACCTCAATTGTCTGTCCCAAAACCACCGGATGTGTCTAGACCTCCTGCTCTTAAGGCTCCAATTATAGGAGGTGGGTTAGCAGCATATCGACAAAGACAACAAGAAGCTCCTGATGAGGAGGCTCCAAAACTAGATTGGAACGTTTTATCATTCAAATCAATTTTTGAAAAAGTCGAATATTTAAAAAATAAACTTCGTGGTTAGTTTTTTTGAATCATTATTTTTTGAAAATCTTGAGCTTGTTTGGCTAATTTAGCCATGCTTTCAGGATCTACAAATGGAGATTTACTTGGATCTACGGGAACTATATTCGCTTGTTGTTGAGGTGGAGCTTTCTTTATTTCTTTTACTAGCTCTTCGTACTGAGGATCGTCTTCTAATATTACTTGTTCTTGAAACACTCCAACAACGTGGATCCAGTTATAAAAGCTTTGACACCCCGTCATTGGGTGTTTAGCAAATATCCCATCTTCATCTATACTTTCTACGATTCCTAAAAAGAAATCTGGAAATTGAATGTCTGTAAAATTAGGTTTACAAACAGAGCTTGTAAGAATTGTACAAACCTTTCCAACAAAATCTTGCATTTTTTTTAGTGTTGTTATTTTCATATTATCTCCATATGTCGCTAAATCCAAAGAAATCACATACCGTTCCACTAGGTCCGGAGTAATCTATTGTTTTTTGATTTTTTATAATGTAATGATATAAGAGTTCCGCACTGTTTTTAACTAAAAACTGATTCCAATCATTGTATCCTTTTGGAGGAATTACAAACATAATTTTATCTTTTCCATCACTTTTTGCTGTTTCTAACGATGTGATAATGGAACTCATCTTTGAAGTGCCGTCTTTTCCTGCTTTGTCTCTATCTAAGCATAAAACAATCTTGTAATTAGATAATAAAATTGCTTGTTTTTTGCCCATGTTTTTCCCACCGCAGGCCGCAGCATTTAGTTCTGCTAATTGTAAACTTTTTGCGTTGAATTCTCCTTCGCAAATATACACAGTCTGACCAGATTCTGGCCATTTGCCCGCCATATAAACTACATCCTCTTTGCCCACTCCAACTTCTTTAGGTGGTCCTAGATACTTACACTTAGAATTTCCTAGTGCTCTTGTGTTCCAATAAATCAACTTGCCATGTTCATCGTAATACGGTATGAGTATTCGATTTTTATATCTATCTCCTGTGCAAATGTACAACCCATCGATAGGTATTTTCCGGCCAACTAGATAATCAACAGCTTTTTTCTTCCACCAATTGTTGTTACCCAGTTCTGAAATTAAATAGCATTCGGGCGGCAGTCTAAACGTTGGTTTGATTTCTTCTTTGTTTGTTTCATCGTGGTGCGACAACAATTCTTCTAGTTTTTTTTCTAATTCTCTTATGGGCGTTCTGCCCTTTAAAATATCTATTGCACTTTCACGGTCACAACTATTGACAATTTGTACAAGCTTTACCAAACTTCCTTTTTTGTCTGTTTTAAAACAATGAAAAACGCCGTATTTATGTTTCTTCCGGCCTCCAGCAGGATTACACCACAAATGATGACCAGTATCATCTGGTTCAAATATTGTGTTTATTTTTATCTCTTTGCCTTTTACTTGTACATTATCCTTGCCAAATTTTGATATAGCCCATTTTTCAAATTTTTTAGAATCAATGGCCATCTTGATTTTCTATTGTGCGGGGGAAAGATCTGCTATATAATAAAGTATATCTTATCAAAAGGCAATACAGATTATGTCAGAAGAAACGTTGATATGTGAGCACATTTCGGTATCTAGACAACAAACTTGGAGTGATTGTCAGGCGAAATACAGGTATAAATACCACTTAAAGCTTGTTTCGGACGAGCCAGTGCAACCTTATTTTATTTATGGAAAATTAGTTCATAAAATTGCCGAAGTCTATGTTCAAGAACAAGGCAAAAAAGATATAAACGAAATAACTAAAGAATGTTTATCTGGTAAAATTGAAGTTGAAGAAGGAAAAGGGCCTGCTATTATAGAAAATGAATATAAGAAAAAGCTTGCAGAGCATGTGAAAAATATAAAAACGCTCACAGACAAAATTGGTTATGATGGGAAAGTCGAGCATTTCTTTCATTTTGATTTAGATCCGCCCAATAATCATTTTTTAACAGGCGTTATTGATAGATTGATTGTTCGGGGAGATAAATTTTTCATTTTAGATTACAAGACTACGAAAAAGGGAAGATGGAGAAAGAACGCCAATACAATTAGGAAAGATCTACAGTTAAGGTGCTACGCTAGAGTAGCTCAACTAGAATTTGGTGCAAAGCCTGAAAATATACGTGCAGCTTTGTATTATCTGGATGGCGGAGATCTTGTTGCCACAAAGTTTACAGAAGAGTCTTTGGTTTCGGCACAAAAAGAGCTTCACGACACTTTCAAGCATATAACATCAACAAACCCAAATGATGTTTATGGTAGAGTTGGAGATCAATGTAGAAGATGCGAATATAAAAAGATGTGTTCTTTTTATTCATTAACTGGAGAGAAATCTTGATATTTCGTTATCCGGGTGGAAAAAGTAGAAAATCTGTTAAAGAGAAAATATTTCAATCTTTTCCAGAAAAATATCTAGAGCTTAGAGACATCATGACAGGTGGAGGTGGAATTTTATTTTCTGCTCCTCTTAATTTGAAAAGATGGGCCAACGATATAGACTCTAATTTGATATCTGTATATCTTGCTTTGAAAAATAGATCAGCAGATTTCATAAAAGAATGTAAAAATATACTACCTGCTTCTAAAAAAGACAGTTTAATTGCTGCAAAAAATGGCAAAGCAATTTATAGTGCTCAATTAAAAAAAATATTTGATGCTTTTTCTGAAGATGAAAGCATGGATCAAGCATTAAGATATTTGTTCATTAACAGAACAGTCTGGGGTGGCAGAGTCAGATATAGCATGAAATCAAGGATGTATTTTTCTAATCCTAGTGGCTGGAATATAGTTAAGACCAACAAATTAGAAAAAGCTGCACAAGTTTTACAAGATGTGAAGATAACATCAGGTAGTTATGAAACACCTTTGTTTGAGGACGGCACAGATGTTTTGGTCTATATAGATCCACCATATTTCTGTAATACTCAGCAGCCTGAGTCTTCTAGGCTGTATGATAAAAACTTCGAAGTTGCAGATCACGAAAAGCTTGCCTCAGATATAAAGCAATGTAAGCATAAGTTTGTTTTATCTTACGATGATAATTCCTTTATTCGCAATCTGTACAAAGATTATAATTTATCAAGCGAGCAATGGACGTACTCAGGCACATCCAGTGCGGATGGTGCCAGTAAAACAAAGCAAAAAGGCAAAGAGTTGATAATTAAGAATTTTTGATTAAGGGATTAAAATATAATCTGGTGAGATATATGATTTTTTTTGTTGGTGATCTTTTATAGGAATTGTTTGAGCGAATTTTACTTTAAGAGGTCGGTTTAGTAAAAACTCATAACCAGACTGTTTTCCCCAAAAACTATGAATATCAGCTAGCGGCGTGAAATAACCAATTCCACTTCCATCGATATACTGCGTGCCCCAACACGTACCGATATAGTATCCAGAATCATCCATCAAACCACCACCAGATCTACCAGGTCTAGGACTGTTCATTTTAGTGATAACATTATCATTGACTTGATCGATTTTCACAGAATAGTGTGCTACTTCTCTTCCTCCATCGCACCCACACGAATGGACAATAGAATTTTTTTTGTAAACATAATTTGATGAGGCTATTGGATAATATTCGGGAACCCAATCAGGTTTGAATGTTATTAGTGCTGTATCTTGGTCGGCTGTATGGCTGTAAAAAATTACATCTGCTGGATATGATTTTGTTTCTTTTAATTTTTCTTTATTATGATAATACGCTATTACCTTACATTTCATTTTTTTGGCAGCACCTTCTTTTGCTGACATTGTCCCATTATCCCATAAGTGTCCACAAGTGGCAACATACGCAATATTTTTTTCTACATCATAATAAACTATGGTACCCGAACCACTTGCGTTTAAAAATCCTATTTTCACTGATGCAGCTAAGAATTTTCTGTATTCTATGCCTCTTTCTTCTGTTGGAGAATAGCCTCTTAAGCTCGAAGGCAAATTCTCCATAATTGGCATCTTATCGAGAGGATCAATCTCGACAGGTGCTGAGCAACACACAGAGCTAGAGAAAACAAACAAAATCAACATAAAAAATCTATTCACAATCCTCCTAGTTATATTGACTTGGAAACACTTTAGTATTATATATTATTTATGTTTACAACATTAACAATTTCTCATTATATTTTCCTCAATAGGGAGGAAAGATATAGCCTTTTTGAAGGCAATCCAATAGAAACCATTGGTTTTAATGTGCCTGTTTGGATTGATAAAATAAACACAAGCGAACCAGCAATTGAAGTTTTTTGTAAATATTATCTTACCAACATAAAAGAATCTATTCCTATAACCCCTAATCCTGATGGCTATACTTTAAATTTACCTCAAATTTTTATAAATTCAAAAACACCTAGTTCGATAAGATTGCTAGATGTTAAAGATGGGGGTTGTGAGGAAATGACCTTTAAACAATATTCTAAAACAACAAAAGATAAAAATAATTTTAATATTGTTCACTTCATAGAGATAAAACCTATAGAGGTTTTGTTGCAAACAATCAGCTAGAAACGTCCTGCAGAGAAAGAGACATTCTCATGTTCACAGAATCTCCACTCTGTAAAGACACAGCAGAAGATAAAGAGGCAGAAGAAATAAGCGTTCCACTGTTAGAATTTAAATTGGTTAAAAATAAAGTATTCACAGAAGTCCAGTTTCCACTAGATGTAAATGTTATAATCTGACTAGCAGCCCTATAGACGCCGCCAATTTGTTCTATTGTAAATCCACTGCTAGAAGAAACAGATCTTCTAGAATATCCACTGCCAATAGCTTCGTTTGTTACAGACGTCATTGTGTCCGCTATATTGATAGACGATCTATTGTCTAGTCCAAAATAATATTGAGCTGGTGGATGAGTAGCATCTGTTGCAAAACAACACTTCAGTAAAAACTCTTCTCCCAATGTGTGAAGATAATTATAAATGTTTTTTTGTTCCCATATTACCTTCGAACCTCTAACGTGTTGAATGTCTATAATTTTCATTAATCCGTGCCAATTTTTTTTCATATGATTCCTTTTCACTCATCGTCTTTATTGTTTTGTTTACTTTTTTCTTCTTCTATCATTACGTCAATTATATTGATTGCTTCTGGAGCATATTTCTCTTTTTTGTTTTGTCTTTTATTTTTTAAAACTTCTCTTTTATTTCTTTTATTTTCTACTTCGTTTATTTTCGATATAGCTGTGCGTATGTTTTGTTTTACATCTATTAAAGAAAAATCTGATGATATATTGGAAAGAGCTTTTTCTAAATAGAATTTAGCCTGAAATGTGTTATTTTTCATATTCTTTTTATCCATTTTACAGCAACGTCCTCAGACAAAACCAGAAAAACATCTCCATTTCTTTTTATATTGCTTTCATCTAGTGTCACCTTCCATGCGTCTTGTCCTTCTAATATCGTAGCTTCTTTTTTTAGTGTTGTATTATATGGCAAGTATTGTTTTACTCCTAATACTATTTCTTTCTTAATGTTTTCTATAAACTTTCTTTCATTTATCGGAGTGTTAAAATATAAGCTTATAATTCTTTTTTCTTTAGAGTTTTTAAATAAATTTTCCATCAAACAATCACAATCTTCCTTTAACTTTTTTGGTAGTTGATCGTTTGGAATATTTGTTATTTGATTATCAACTAGATTTACTATAAAGCTTTTGACATAGCTGCTTCCAACAGAAACAAGAGCCTCAGTTGGGGTGAAATCTTGATCGGGGTAAATTGCTTCTATAAGTACATTGTGATTGTGCCATTTTATTTTATCAATAGTTAAGTCTATCGAACTACCTATCTCATTTACTTTCCTCAAAGATTGTGTCGTGTAAGAATTTACAATGCTGTCTATTTCTTTTGAGGTTATGGTGTTGGAATAAAAGCCGTTTTCATATAACAATAAAATGTTTTTTATTTTTTCTGTTAATTTGTCTTGTCTATCGAAAGACCACTCGTTAAAACTTTTTCTTTCTGCTGCTACTTTTTTTGGATCTCCTGTTTTAATAGCTATCATCAATCTTTCTTGATTTGGATATAGTTTTTCCTGCAATAGAGTTTGTATTTCAAATTCATCAATTAAATTTTTCTTCACTTGTTCGACAACAACCGGATCTGGATTCAGAAACAACGCAGAAATATTTTCAGATAATTTTTCTTTGTATTTTTCTATTGATACTTCTGATTTTATTTGATTTTTAATTTCTATGTATTTTTTATATGACATTTTACCATCCAAATTCTCGGAGTATATTTTCATTCTTTCTTTGCAAGCCCATCAAAGGATTGTAGTCCATTTCTGGAGCCAAGACATCTATTTCGTCTTCTAAAAAGTTTTCTAATCTTCCTTCTTCTAGTTCTTTCTTAATTTCGTCATAGATTTGTGACTTTATCAAAGAGCTTACTTCTCTGATAGGTTCTGCTCCTACTGGCATATCTCTGGCTATTGATTCTCTAACATATAAAGCCATGCACATCGCCATTATTGCGTCATCATGTTGTCCTTTTCGAGCTTGAGCTTTTTTTGTGGTCGAATTGTATTCAAAAGTGTCTATTTCTCTTGAAAAACGCATACTATTTATTCTGATGGTTTGGTTGATTAGCCTGTTTTGCAAAGATTCTAGAAAAAGAATTCTGTTTGTTTGTCCTACTTTTATGCCAGGCTTCGTAGTTGAAGTTACTTTGCTTGTATCATAATACAAATTATCATATCCAAAATTATGCTGTAGGTTGCTTATAACAGCACCACCAGGACCCATATGTTCTATAGCTAATAAAGCATTATTGTAATAAAGCCCTACTTCATTGAGAACTTTTGCAAATTCGTGAGGCAAGACAACATTGGAATAAAACTCTCCTACCTGTTCCAATGTTGTGCTATCAATTACCTCAAAACATGAATTGTCGTTCTCTTCGCCTTGTCCTTCGGCACAATCTGCTCCTATGATGTAATCGTGTCCTTCTATAGGCTCTTTCCATACCCAAAAAGCTCCTTTTAATTCTTCATTTTCCGAGTGCGTTTTTATTTTGTTGTTCCATTGTGGGAACAATTTTCTACTAGGATAATTTTTTCTAGTTTGTTCGCTTAATTGTTTGAGCACCCTAGTAGGAAAATACGTCTCTCCAGATCCCAAAAACTCTCTTAAAACTTCCTGAGAAAATCCTTTTTCTCCTAACTGAGCTTTTTGTTCTGCGGCCCAATTTTCATCATTGTAATCAGGGTGTTCCCAATAATCTAAATCTATAACATGAAACTTATTTGAACCGCTTTTTGCTTCTTTGTATGTTTTCTCGTACCAGTTGCCTAAGCCGTTCACAGTAGAAACCAATGCACAAGAACCTCCAGTAGAAAGTATAGGCCACATAGCCTTCCAGTGCTTGTCCATATCGTCAATAAATGCCGCTTCGTCAATGATTAAAAATGTTACTGACTTACCACGAGCGGCCTCGGGAGAATAAAATTGCAAAGCGGAACCAGTATCTGTAAATTGCTTTATATGATCATTCCACTTGCCTTCTTTTTTAGGCTTTAACCAGCTCGGTAGATTTTCACAAGCTCTGTCTACCATCATTCCGATGTTTGTGGCTTCTCTATCTGTTTTGGAAAGAAGCATTACTTGTTGATCCATTTGAAATTCGCATCTCCAAAGACCCCATAAAAGAGTACATGTTGTCAAACCACCCTGTCTGAATTTGCTAATGATATTAAATCTATAGTCTTCATAATCTTTAATTACTTTTTTCTGATACTTATACAAAACAAATGGTACCAATCCCTTCATAGGATGTAGAATTTTTACATACTTATGACAAAAATAAGAAAAAGAATTGCAACACTTTATTATTTCTTTTTGACGTCTTTCTGAATCGTAATTTTCAACTTCTTCTAATGTTTCGCAAGGATCGATCTGAAGTTCATATTTATCAAATTCGTAATATTCTGGATCGAATTGATATTTCCCAGTTTTCTTGTCGAGAATACCTCCGCTTAAATAAAAGTCTTTTAAGTTTTTGTGGCTTTTTTGCCAAAATTTTTCTGACATATATCTCCTGAAATGGGCTTGAACAAAGCCTGCTTATAAATTACATTAGTTGTATTGGTGAAAATATATATCAATTTAGGTGAAATAATGCGTAAATCAGCACTTATAATAACGCTTTTAGGAATAGCTTTGTTCTCTGTTTATTTTGTACAAAAAATATACAAAAAAAATGAATCTCAAGTACAAAAAGAACCAATTCAAAAAGAGACAACTTTTGATGAAGCTTTAGAAAGTATCTCAGAAGAGGATATTAAAAAGAATCTCGAATATCTAGCATCAGACCAATTAGAAGGAAGAATGTCTGGAAAAAATGGTAATGTTTTAGCTGCAAAGTTCATAAAAGATAAATTTGAAGAGTTTGAATTAGAAACAGTTTATCAAAAATTCAACATAAAAAGAATGAATCCCGGTCCAAAGAATGAAATTGGCGAGGATTTCACACAAAACATCTGCTCTTGGGTGGATGGCAATGATGAGAAATTAAAAAACGAAATCATTGTAGTGGGGGCTCATATGGATCATATCGGATACGGTCCCCAGATGAGTCGATTCGGAGGAAACAAGATACATCCGGGAGCAGACGATAATGCTTCTGGCACAGTCGCTTTGTTGGAAGTTGCAAAAGCGTTTTCTAAGCTAAAGAATAAAGTTGGCAGAACTGTTGTTTTTGTTGCATTTTCAGCAGAAGAGATGGGATTAATTGGAAGTAAGTTTTATTGTAATGATCCTATTTTTCCCCAAGACGCTCCAGATATAAACAAACATGTATTTATGTTGAATATGGATATGGTTGGCTATTTGGGCAAAGGAGAAAATCCAGTTTCTTTCAGTGATGGAGATAGTTCTTTTGATATAAAAAGAACTATAGATAATTTGTCTAACAAATACTCTTTTGCAAAAGGGATAACAAGTAGAAGCACTGGAGGAAGTGATCATGCTTGTTTTTACAATAAAAGAATACCAATAGCTTTTTTGCATACAGGGCTTCATCCGCACTATCACAAACCAAGCGACACAGCAGATAAAATAAATTTCGAAGGTCTTTCTAAAGTAGCAAAATATGCATTTGAACTAAGTTGGAATATAGCGAATGCAAATATCCGACCTACATTCAATAATGAAGTTTTTAAAGAATTGGATTTGAGACACGATCATGGACACCAAGAATTCCCAGAATCAAACGAAAGGAAATAACATGTATACCAAAATGACCAATGAATTAATTTTGTCTTTATTGAACAGTGACCTAAAGAACGAATGGAAACATCTACGATTCTATCTGTACCACGCTAGTGCGGTTACAGGGCTTCATTCTGAAGAATACAAAGAGCTTTTCTTGGAAGAAGCTGCTGGAGAAATGAGTCATGTGACCGAGTTTTCAGATTTAATCATAGGTTTGGGCGGAACAGCCACTCATGAGTCAAATTCTTTTGAAAAATTTACTTCTCCAAAAGACATAATTCAATACGCTCTTTCTATGGAAGAAGAAGTTGTTACAAATTATGTAAACAGAATGAAAGATGCAGAAGAACTAGGCGGAGTAGATGGACAATGGTTAGAAATATTTCTAGAAGGTCAAGTACAAAAAAGTAGAGAAGACGTAGATCGTTACCGTCAAATTTTAAAGGGAGAATAATTTGCCAACTGAAAATGAAAGGAAATACATAATAGATTCTAAAATAGAGTCTATTATTATGGAAAAATCCTCGGCGGCATATGATATCTCCCAAGGATACCTGATCGCCACCAGAGGAATTACCGTTCGTATTCGAAAACTTGTTAAAAGAAAAAATAAAAAAGCAGAATATTATTTTACGCTAAAAGCAACCACATCTGGAAGGGCTATAGAGCTAGAAAAGAAAATGGATGAGCGTGATTTTGATGATCTATGGAATATCGCACTTAATAGACTTGAAAAAGTAAGATATATTTTGTCCCATGAAGGAAACGATTGGGAAATAGACTTTTTTAAAGACTATAAAGAAAATACATATATGGCTGTAGCAGAAATAGAACTTCCTGAAGATCAATATGAGCCTTATTCTATTCCTGGTATAATTAAAGACAATTTATTATATTCCGTGCCCTTGACCGACATACGGTTTTCTAATAAACTGTTAGGAGATGCTAGGTACGCTTCACAATTATTACAAGAAATACGAAAGGAATTACAATGAAAATCACAATGAAGTACGATGTAGTCGATAACCTTCCTGTTGCTCGGTTCTGTTACAAGGGGAATCACACCCATCCTGTTCGTAGAACTGTGTTGGTCACAGAATCTAAAAAAACCCACATTTCTGGCTACGAACTAAGAGAAGGCAATATTGTTAGGGTCTCTTCAAATGCCCCTATTAAAACGTATATTAGGAGCAAAATTGCTAAGACGAATAATCTTCGTTTAGAACAAAGGAAGAAGTTTTCAGTCTCTAAAAGTACATTAGTAAGAAAAACTCTGGTTAGCCTTGTGGAAACCGGCGTATAATTTTTTTAAAATTTAAAAAAAATACCCACTGATCACTCTAGATACGAGTGAAAAGTGGGTATTTTTATTTCATAGAGGTCACAATATATGTCTTTTTATCAAAATGTATTTAATCAAGAGTTTAGGGGCAACTGGGTACTGGGCGATAGACAGTATTCTTTGACTTTTGCGTGCCCTGCAAATAGAAATAGTTCTGATTTTCAATATGCATACAATATAGGACCATGGGATTTTAGTAGCGATAATACTTTAACGCTAAATTATGCGTGGGACACTGATTTTAAAAATTACGCAACATTAGAAATAAATGTAGCAGGATACTCTCCTTCTGAAACTACTGTTGGAGAAGTAGTTGCGATTTTAAATAATGATTTAACTTTTGCTGATATGTTTTTGGCACAAATAAATAATAATAGTGTTTTGATCCAAGCTAAGCCTGGTCGTGCAAAAAAAACCATAAAAATGTGGATCAGCAATAGCGGCGCAGAGAAAAAGATGCGTTTTAACAAGTTCGCAGGAGTAGCAGAGCTACCTTCTTATTTTTCAAAACATACAATTGAAAATAGATTCGTGCAAGACGGAATGGGTCAGATTATTCTTTTGGATGAAACCGATTCGGAAGTAGATATTCCAATTATAGAAGAAGCAGGGTTTGTTGTTGGGGACATGAAGGAAGATTGGCAATTAGTTAAAGGCCGAGCCTCAGGTCTTTTTACATTTCAAAAAATAACAGTGGACGGCAGCGATAGAATAACTCAAATAATAGAATACCCAGCAGGTGCAGTCGCTGGTGATTTTGCAAGAAAAATTAATTATAACTACACATCTTCCAATACAAACCCATCCTCAGTCACAGAAATTCCTTATGTTTTAGCAGACGAAGACCTTGTCACTCCTTAAAAAGTATAATTATGCCATCAAGAAAAAAATGGCTGGGATCTGGCCACTACAATCTAACACAAAGACTTGTGAAAAGGCTATGGCCAAACTTTCCCTTTTATAGGAACAAACTGCTTATTCCTAGAGATTGGAATAATATAACTCCAACTCCAACTCCAACTCCAACTCCAACTCCAACTCCAACTCCAACTCCAACTCCAACTCCAACTCCAACTCCAACAAGCTCCACTTGTCATACTGGTAGTTTAGTCTTTGGTGCTGACAATAAGTATATTTCTTTTGCCGGTGATAACGATTGGGCACTAGGAACGGGAGACTTCTGTATCGAATGGTGGCAATATCAAACCGCTGCCGAGCCTCCATTGTATAGCAGACTTTTTCAAGTTGGAGATTATCCAAACCACTCAATCGCCGTAAGTATTGAAAATGGAACTTTCATATTTTGGGTAAACAACGGGACTCAATTGTACGGCTCAGTAAGTTTAGCAAACTATTTAAATCAATGGGTTCACTTTGCGGTGGTAAGACAAAGCGGAACATCCTCTGTGTATCAAAACGGATCTAGAATAATAAATTATTCTACTCCTAATGATGTGACCAACAATACTGATCCTTTAAAAATAGGATTTGGTAGCAGTAATTGGTGGAATGGCAAAATAACCAATTTTAGATGGGTTAAAGGAAGTTCAGTATATGATGGAACACAGAGCACTATAACAGTGCCTACATCACCACTTACTGCTATCAGTGGAACCAAATTACTCTTGTTAACAGAAACGGCTGAAACATATCTTGACGATTCTAGCGGCTTGAATAAATCAGCCACAAACAATGGAAGTGTTATATGGTCCTCAGACGGACCTAATTTCCCCTGTTGCGACACACTTACTTTTGTGGGCGTCAATGCGAATACAACTGGAAATTCTGCAATCAAAACATCTTCTGGCGGATGGGATGCCTCAGCATATTCTACGCAAACTTATACTGGTCCAGTTTCAGTTACTTTTCGCATTTCATCTAATGCAATCAATGTTATGGGCGGATTTTCATTCAATCCCACCCTCGAATCCAGTACTTATGTTAATGCGACTTTTGGAATCTATGCTGAAGGTAACAATCTAAAGATATATGAAAACTCTAGTAATGTTCAAACAGTATTTGAAAGTGGGAATATAACCACTAGTGATATATTCAAAGTTGAATATGATGGAACACACGTTAAATACTACTACAATGATGGTTTGGTTTATACTTCATTACAAGAAGTAACTAGTCCACTGTATGTATTTTTCCCAATTCTGACGCTCAATCAAGGCGTTACTGATATTTGTGTTCAATCAATAGCACCAGCACCAACACCAACTAGCACTCCAACACCAACTAGCACTCCAACACCAACTAGCACTCCAACACCAACTAGCACTCCAACACCAACTAGCACTCCAACACCAACTAGCACTCCAACACCAACACCAACTGGCGGTAATGGGCTCTCCTCCGGTACCGCAGGAGATAGTGCTAAACAAATTAAAACAGACTATCCCTCATCGACAGATGGTTTGTATTGGATAAAAAATGACAACATAAATGGCGGAACTCCATTTCAAATATATGCAGACATGACCACCGATGGTGGAGGATGGACGTTGTTGATGACCAACTCGTCGCAACCCGACTGGACATATGCTGAGGTATTAGAAAAAAATACAGAGTCTCCATCTGTATCAAACAATTATTCCATAGTAAGCTATGCCGACTATTTAAGAGGAAGTGGGTCCACCTTTCAATATATGATAGATGCCGGTCAAAGAGCACATTTTGGTGGCATTTGGTCGGCTCCTATATCTTATTCTTTTGTCAAAACAGATAATTCACAAACCGCAGTGACTCTTAACACTAAGTTCGGCACATGGACATACAATAATGCTTCAATAGAAGAAATAATGCCTTGGATCGCACCCATTGGGGAGTGTGCGTGGCTAACGACAAGTGCAAGCTCGGGCGACCAGTGGTATGGTACTTTGATTTCAAGATGTGGATTTTTTCCCGCCCCGTGGATCGGAGCCGCCGGAGGAGCCGAGGGGGACAATGTAAACCCCGGAATTATATGGTACTGGGTACGAGGCTAGAAGGAATAGTTAAATATTCTTCAAGAAAAGCGTAAGTGTCTATCATTTTTATTGGCTCGTAAGTATTTCTGATTAAATTATCATCATAAACCATAGCACCAGATTCTAAAAACTTTCTAGTCATTGCCGAGTTATATTTTTCCTCAGAAAATGGCCATGCCACAACATCATTGGCAAACCCACACATATATCTCATTGCATTTTTTATACTTCCTCTTCCACCTTCATCTACATAATTCCATATATCAATATTCAAGCTTTGGCTTATTTTCGCAAGTTCACAAAGTAGAAACAAGTTAAAGTTACTATAATGTCTGTTTGCTACTCGATCCATTTCTAAAACTTGCAGTCCTTCTTCGTTTATTTGATTGTACAAAATATTTGGAACATTATTGTTCAAATATGTAGCAGCCTCCGCAGATCGCCCAGCCCCACACAAATAAGCAGCCAGTTGCAAAGTATGAGATGTTCGAATGTTATGTAAATAGCCTGACTGCAATAGACCTCTCGGACTATTTTGAAACCAATCAGAGATATCGCTGAACCAAGCCTTCATGCTAATATCATCTGAAGGCGTCCATTGGTGACTACTTTTTAAGATTTCTATCAAATCTACAATCATAGATAAGCGATTAGTGTCTATGACTGCACCTCTTATTTTAAAATCAGACTGATTGTCCCCCATAACAATGCCACTATAAGTTAAATCTGGATTCATTCTTGTTTCTTCATTTATAAAAAACACCCTCAGCATTTCAATAGCTTTTTGTGCATAAACTTCTGATTTTGTAAAATAATAAAGCAAAGTCAAAGAATATAAATTTTTTATAAGCAAATAAATTTCTCGGGAGTCCGACACAGTCGAAACGTCCTTATTGCGAACGCCATCTCTTCTCACATAAGGATAACCAGTAGGAGTGTCCGGATTAGGGTGCCAATATACCGCCAAGCTTACATAGTTGTTTGCTCCGACTATAGCTTTTATAGAAGATTTGTTGTTGGTTATAGAGATGTTTTCTACATTTACTAAATTACTATTTGTTTCAATAAAATTATTTATTATCTCTTGCGGAAGAGATGTCAGTCTTTGTTCGTTTATCAACAACATTTTTACTTTCATTTAACTGTTATTAAATATGCTAATCCAAATACTTGAACAAGAATAATTACTGATAATACTATATCCCTTACAGAATAAACATAGGGCTCATTAACTTTTCTTATCTTATCTACCATTCCAAGACTCTTTACTTCAGATTGTGAGTCTTTTTCTTTAATAGATTTGATCGCCGCAACAATGGCATCTACCATTTCGTTTTTGGTAACATAATTAACATCATTATTTTCTGTTGTGTGCATCTTTGCTTGCGGATCAATGGTTTCAACTCTTTGGTCAATAACTTCTCCGGTCTTTGTGTTGATGGTTTCTATTCGTCTTTCATACACAAAAGGCTTTGTTTTCTCTATAATTCTTTGTTGAACATTGAGAGGTCTTTCTTCTTCCACTTTTATCTCAATAGTTCTTTCGACTTCGTTTTCGTTCAATTTGCTTTCTGTGACTATTTTTTCTGCTTTTCTTCCATCTTCTAAAACCCATTTCTCTACATTGTTATTCATTTTATCCCCTAAAATTATTTTTCCAAATTTTTCTAAATTTATTTTTCTTGCTTGCAACCATCTTGTTATGTTTTTTGGATCGCCCATATATAATTCCAAATGATTGTATTATAGAATAGTCTAAATTCCCCAAGTTTTTCTTAGCTTTTCTAGTATTTTTTCTTTTTCTTTTTCTTTTTTCTTTTCATTTTGCTCTTTTTCTACCGGTTTATTTTCTTTATCAATTTTCTTTGTAATTTCATATAAATATTCAATCTTTTCTTCCCATTCCTTTTTAGGAACATACATCTCAAGTTCCCCAGAAACTTCATGATAAACAAAGGCTCCTTCAAAATACACAGATATTTCTCTTAGATGAAACTTTATTATTATTGAAAGATTTATTCCACGGGACAAACCATCAAATTGTAGCCCTATATCTGTCGTGGCTTCTGTTTCATCCATGATCGGTATATTTTCATTATCTTCTTCATAAAATGGATCTCCAAACTCTGTGGAGTCTACATACATGCCTCCCTGTCTAATAATTGAGCCTCCTAACTTCTTGGCTATCGAACAAAATTTGCCACCTAACCCCATATATCCATTTTTCATGGCTTCGATAGTTCTTGCTTCTTTTATGGCTTGTTCATAACTCATTATCATCCTTTTTTTATTTTTGGCTTTATTTCCGCTATATATTATATCAAGAGTAACCACAAACAAAAGGAGTTGTTGATGTTACATTTTTTAAGAAAATGGTTAAGCGGACTTAACCAGAAAAAGGCGGTTGCTGCACCAAAGTCTGTAGGGACCAAGACTAAGTTTTATTTGAACGACCCTACCACGCCAGATTTGATCTTAGAGCAAGATCCACCCGTAAATACATCTTTTGCCATGAAATCTGTGGGTGATCAAGGGGGAGGGTTCGCCCTTGGAACCTCACAGCAACAAGCAAGTGCTTGTAAAATAATGGTAAATAACGTTTTGTCCTACATGTTGGTATCCTATAGGCTCGCTAGCTCTGCAAAAAAATTAACGGGATGGGCTGCAACAAGCTCATTGACCATTAATTCAAGAGCAGGGGTTGATATAAATGCATATTATGATCGTTCTTCTTTGAAATTCTTTTATTTTCAAAATAGAGCAAAAAAGAAAACAGTTTACACAGCAGATTCAAACTCCGTTGTGTGTCATGAATTTGGACATGCGTTGCTAGATTCAATTCGTCCTGATTTTTGGTCCACACAATCTACAGAAGTGTGGGCGTATCACGAAGCGTTTGGAGATATGACCGCCTTGATCGCATCTCTACAGTACGACGATTTAATAAATAGGGCTCTCATTGAAACTAAAGGCAATCTAATGCTATCTAATGTTTTGACCAGACTAGCTGCCGAAATGGGGACGGGACTATATGATGTTTCTAGGGATAAAACAGGAATGTTAAAAACATGTCTAAGAGATCTTTCCATAGTTTACAATTATGTAAAACCAGAAACACTTTCTGATTCTACTCCTGACAACGTGCTTTCAAACGAATGCCACAGCTTTAGTCGTGTTTTTAGCGGAGCTTTCTATGAAATGTTCGTAAAAATAGCAGAACAAAATATAGCAACAGGCAAATCTGCTATAGATTCTATTAAAATATCCAGAGATGTAGTTTCAAGATATTTATTGAAAGCCACCTCCACGGTACCGCTCACAGTTCGTTTGTTCGACGCTATGGCTAGACAGATAATACAGATAGATAAAAGCGAGGGAGGCAAATATCAAACCGTAATATCGGATCTGTTCACACGCAGAAATATATTGCTTTCAAAGGTTTTAATGTTAAACGATATGGATTTTAGCTCTGTAAAAGCAATAGTAAAAGATCCATACGAAATACAATTGCTAGATAATAATAAAATGCTACGTACATTTTCTAACAAAACAATTAAGTTGTCAGAAATTGACGGAGTATCAGCATTAAATAATAATCCTTTATTGTCGCTAGAAATAGAAGTTCCTAGCCAAAAAGGATATTATTTTGATGAAAATAATAAATTGTTCGATATTATTGATACTACAGACGAAGAAGCAATAGAGTCCGCATATAGCTGTGTAGAATTTTTAAATTCAAATCACTTAGTAGGAAACTATAGAACCTCTTTGTTTGAAATCAAAAAAGGGAAACTAGTGAGGAAACAAATGGTATGTAAATGTGGCTTGCCAAATTATTGTGACCCAAATGCACCAGAATATCAAAAACCTTGGAAACCAGCAAACAATTCTAGTTGTTCTGCGTGCCAAGGAACAAAGTGTTTGCCAAGAAGCTGTGACTGTTCTCAGCCTGAACAACTACCAAAAAGAAAAACAAGCTGCTATTCAGCATTAAAAAGCTGCATGGGGAAGACTTATAAAATAGGACAAGCAATTAGTAGAGGAGTCTGTTCCAATTGAAATCTTTTCTCTTTGACTTAGTAGGATTGCCCTGATTATCATACTCTATGCTGTTTAAGTTTATATCTATTTGATTATAAACCATCTCAGCATAGGGTATGTTAACAGGCAAATTTACTTTTATTTTTATATTATTTTTTTGTTGATTTGTTTCGTATATTTTTATTGTAAACGCACCCTCAGCCCCGACCTTTAAATAGAAAGAATTCCTGTCAGCTCTGTCTTCGATAACCATACAATTAAGCTCTTTTAAGGCCATTTTGGTGCTTTTATATAATGTTTTTATGTCTTCGCTATAGTATTTGTTGGCCTCGGTGTTTCTCCAAACAATAACCCCAGAAACCACAGGTTGTGTTCTAAATGGTTCAAATGAACACCCAGAAAAAGATAAAAATATTAAAAAAAATATAAAATTTGAAAAAAATTTCATGGTTCCTCCTATAATTATGTATCAGGAAGTAATAAAAAAGGAGCAAATATGTTAGTTAATTTTAGCAATTTAAATAAAAGTGATAGAATCAAAAGTTCTTGTAATTTTTTAAATTATTTTTTTACCTCTATTTGTCCTGATACTCCTATTTGTTCTTATGAAGATGATGAGGACGAGGATGAAGATGAAGACGAAGACGATTGGGATGAGAACGAGGATGAAGATGAAGATTGGGAAGGAGGCATTCTGCACGTGGTAGACGATGATGGGGACGAGGAGGATTGGGATGACGATAATGAAGACGATGATGAAGACGAAGACGAAGATGATGATGATTGGGATGGAGATGATGATTGGGATGATGATGATGATTGGGATGATGATGAAGACGATGACGATGATGATGATGATGATGAAGACGACGATGATGATGATGAAGACGACGATGATGAAGATAATGAGTGGGATGAAGATGAAGATGAAGATGAAGATGAAGATGAAGATGAAGATGAAGATGAAGATGAAGATGAAGATGAAGATGAAGATGAATGGGGTAGTGAATGAGTGGATGGGAACAAGACAAGCTTAATGAGCACCGAGCCGTGTTTTTGTTTGGATTATTTTGTGTTATCGCCTTTTGTGTTTTGTTTTGGCCAACAACAGAGCCTTATCCAAAAACTCCACCCGCCCCGCAACGCATCATCAGGGTTTGCAACGGCTGCGGCACAAAGTGGCGTGGCGAAGACACCGGGCCGATCACAAAATGCCCAAGATGTCCGCTCTCTCAAGAGGATTTAGAGCGGCTGAAACAACAGATGTTGAATCAGAAGCAAAATAACAAACAAGAGAAATCCGAAGCCGAATGACGTATAAAGATAAATACTACGTTCTCGAAGGAAACAATTGGTGTCATAAAACACCGCTGAAACTCTTGGTCAATCCGTTGCTAAGGAAAATTCAATTTCTCACCCACAGACCATATGTCATAGTCAGCAAGACTGAGTTCGAAGAAGATAATCCTAAGTTCTTGGGCTATTCCTTTAGAAGAATCGCTATTAGTAGTTGATTGGTAATAATCTAAATTGAAATGAACAAAAAAAATACTATATAATTATGGTGGAAACACCACACCTTTACAGGATGTAAAGATGTATCAGCAGAACAAGGAGGTTCATGAACAAGCTGACATATTGTTTTATATTTTTGTTTTGTCTAGATATACAACCTACAAAAGAGGATGTATATAACCCTTCAACAAATACAGCAAACCCAGTCTCAGCCTATGAAGGCTATGTAGACGAAGACCTTACTAACGTAATGGTCCCTATTCCTATGAAGGATAGAGTTTATAATAAAACAGGAATTCAATGCGTATGGGCCTCCACAGAGTGCATAGGACGGTATGCAGAAGAGCCCAAACTCATAGGACTAACCAATGATAGCGAATGCAAAAGCTACGCAAACCCTACGTCTCTTGCATCAAAACTTAGAAAACTAAATATCAAATTCGAACAAACCACAAGTAGATCAGATAGAAGTTTATTAATAAAATCTGTTGTAAAAGAACGAAGAGGATGTTTATTTGATGTACCAGGTCACGCTATGACCCTAATTCATTATGATGAAGTAGCAGGAATTGTTAAATATATCAATAATAGCGATAAAAGTTTGAAAATAAGAACATGGACAATGAAAGAATTCAATCAAAGATGGGCTGGATGGATCTGTGTGATCTATGCAGATAAAGATATTGTGCCTAAAAAATACACTAAATCATATCCAATACCAATAATTGATAGAAATAAAGAGCAAGGGGATTATAAAAAAGATTATATATTGCAACCAATATTATTTTGAATCTTTTCCCCTGTAAATACTTCTCTTAGAGGAAAGAGGAAAATCTTCTTTCCTCTTTTTGTTTTTAGACGTTATCGGTAGATCGTCGCCACCATAAGTCGGAAAAGCACCCGGTCTCTCAAGTTTATTCTTAACACCATCGCCACCATCGCCCTCATCCTCAACTCCAGAAGGATTGTTGGCAGACCCACCATAGTATTCAAGTTTAGTCAACCAATTTTTAAAATTTTGCATAAATGGAATCCAAAAATATTTTTTATATCAATATATATATTGAAGATTTTAATTTAAATGTCCAAGGAGGGCTATGAAAAATTTAACAAAATTACTGCTTATTCTAAATGTATGCTTTGCTGTGTTCCTAGGAATGCAAACTGGATATGTTCATTTTGATAAAGAACATAAAGAAAAACCAGAAATAAAAAAGATAGAAAAAAATATATCTGTCAAAACTCCAGCACATCTAGATTATCCTCAAATAATCGAACAACTAAAACTCTGGAACAATGAAGCACCAGAAGTTACAGAAATAGGCGTTTACGGAAAGACATCTCAAAACAAAGACCTTTACTACATAAGGATTTCTGGAGATCTTAAAAAAGAATGTCCAAAAGTGCTTGTTACTGGATGTATCCACGGAGATGAATCATTATCAACAGGCTGTGTAATGGCCTATATAGGAAATCTTCTACATGAACAAAAAACTAATCTAGAAGTTAAAGAATTGCTAGAAAATAGAGATATCTACTTCGTACCAGTATTATCCCCAGATAGCTACCCAACAAAAAGAATGGTCGATAAAGTAGATCCAAATAGAGACTTTCCTAGTCCAAAAAGTAAAAATAAATCCGTGTCTAAATCTGTCCAAGAAATACAAGAATTCTTTTACAGAATAAAGCCCGATGCAGTACTATCTGGACACGCTTATGGAAGAACTTACCAAATCCCATACGCAGATAATAGAAAGAAATGCCCAAACCAATCCGATTATGACAATATAATCAAAAAGATGTCAGACTTATCTGATTATAAATATGAACAATGCTGCAACTTCTATTTGCGACCCATCAAAGGAACAGAACTAGATTGGTACTATAGAAATGGAGCCTTTTCACTTATTGTAGAATTCGGGGTAAACCAAATAAGACCCAAGCCAGAACAAATCAATAAAGAATTTGAAAAGACATGGAAAGCATTCAAAGTTTTCCTACAAGAAGCACCACTTGTTGAAATAAAAGCAGGATTCGATGACCAAATCGAAGATGAAGAGAATCTTGGAATAGAAAACAAATACTATAGCCACCAAAAGTCTATTTTAAAAATAATTAAAAATTGACTAGATTCTTTTGTTGCTTTAAAAAATAAAAATATCTTTCATAAGAGCTTTCCGCTTCTTTTATATGCTCGTATTTAAGCGATTTTACATCTAATTCTTTATCCAAAAAATCTAAAGATTCTTTTTCGAGAGTTATTGTTTCTTTCAGCTTTAAATAATTTGATATATATTCAGTTCCAATATTGTTTTTTAAGTCTTCGAATGTCAATAAAACGTAATTAGAACAACACTTCGTCATCTCACACAAACGTCTCAACCTATAAGTGTAGTGCCTAACAGCAAATGTAGGCTTTAACTTATTGTTTAAAATCATTCTACGCAAAACACCTTCTGGACGTTTAATAACAATTATAAAAAAACAATTTGAAAAGTCTAACTTAGTAGATAAAGAATAATTATAAAGAATCTCGTCTAAATAAAGAGCGGACCTATTTCTTTTTTTATGATCTTTTTTTGTTAAATTTAAAAGACTAATATTACTGAAATAATTATTATCTAAATCTTTGGATTTATAACCCTGAATATTAGAACACTCACACATAGCATCATACAAAACAGATGAACCTGAATAACAATGACTATTTATTAAAGTTATTTTTTTCATGAAAATTCTGCCGACTTATCTACTATAGATATAGAAATTAAAATTTAAAAGAGAATAAAAGAGACAAAAAATGCCTATATGGAGCGACTTTTTTAAATTGTTCACATACGCTGGTGAGCAAGACCCATTATCTAAACAAAAAGACTACAGACAGTTCCAAGGAGCAGGTATAGCTCAACCGGAAGCTCTAGGAGTCGATTTTACTGGCGGCGGGCCAAATTCTGGTATGTCGAACTTCCGACAAACTACAGATATGATCGATACTACTACTCTCACCAATCGAGCGATGAGATATAAAGAGTACGAAAGATTAAGAAATGTCCCAGAAATAGAAATGGCAATGACAGTATTCTCAGACGAAGCATGCGTCTCAGGCGATACAAGAATATCTACTCCATTCGGACCAATCAGTATAAAAGAATTAGTTGAGACAAAAGGGGATGAAAGATTCCTCGCATATTGTTATGATTTTGAAAAAAGAGACTACACTTTAGGCTGGGCATACGCACCCAGATATGTAAAAGATGCAAAAACATTAACAATAGTTTTTGATAACGGATCAACAATAACATGTACGCACGACCATAGAATATTAAAAAGAGACGGTAGCTGGTGCGAAGCTGGAAAACTAAAAATGAACGATGAGCTTATGCCGTTCTACAGAAAGCCAGCAAATTTTCGTCTTACAAAATTAACTCAAAAACAATATCCAAGAATTTTTACACTCAACAAAGGATGGATACACGAAAGACAATTTGTCGATGATTGGAAGACCGGAAAAGTTGACCCAAAAAATGCCGCAATAAATAAAGCAATGAAAATGATAGGAGCCGGAATTCCTGTCGTGAAAATAGAAGAACATATGGATGTAGACTGGCACACCCTAGAAAAATGGATGAACAGACAAGGATTTACACATAAAGAAACAAAAGAATTATTCAAACTAGAAGATAAAAGAACAATATTAAACATTCATCACAATGATGAAGAACAACCTGTGTACGATATGTCTGTTGAAAAACACGCATGCTTCGCAACAGATAGCATCATAGTTCATAATTGTCAAAAAGATGAAACAGGAAATATATTAAAAGTATTAACTAACAACGAAGATATTAAAAAAGAAATAGAGTTCGTACTGCTACATCGCAAAATGCTCAACCTCAACAGAGCAGGATGGAGCTGGTTCAAAAGTTTGTGTATTATGGGAGATCACTTCGTAGAAACAGTAATCAATCCAGATAACCCCAAAGAAGGAATATACAAAGCAGTGCCACTACCACCAGAAACTATGTATAGAATAGAAACTGTCAAAGGTAGAACAATAGAATATCAACAAGCAAAAGAAGGACCAGATTATCAAGCAATAATCAGAGGCCCAGTAGACGACCTAAACAATACAGAACTAAATCACACAACAGCAATACGTTTTGCTACTAATCAAATAATACATTTCAAAATCGGAGATGATAGAAAAACATTTTTTCCATACGGACAATCACTAATAGAACCAGCAAGAGGACCCGCACATAATCTAAGACTTTTAGAAGATGCAATGGTGATTTATAGGCTCTGCTTGGTTGGAGACACAAGAATCAGAACTCCAGATGGATATGCGTATATCAAGAATATTAAAAATGACGATTTTGTTTATTCTTATAATTCAATAGGCGAAACACTAAGAGCCAAAGTGATTAATTTTGTAAATAATGGCATGAAAGATGTCTACACGGTTCGTAGCAAACATGTACAAATAACAGGAACTGCTACGCACCCCATACTTGTAAATCGAGAAGGAATCATCCAGTATGTCGATATTCAAGACTTAATCGTTGGTAAAGACAAAATCATAAATATAACTAAAGATGAGGAGTCTGAAACGGAGATACCAAATATACTTGGAGAGACATGGGCCAAACTTGATGTCTCTCAAAGAACCGCCTTCAGAAATACAATTTATAAAAATAAATCTGCATTGATGAGAAAATGCGGAGATATAAATAGAATAAGACAGTTTCTTTATACCGAAGGTAAGGCCCTGCCTGCTGATCAAGCTAAAAAGATATGTGATGTTTTTGGTTTAGAGAAAAACAAACTTGTAACAACCAATAAAGGACAAGCAAATTCCGAAAGAATAATGCTGCCGAAGTTTGTAGATGAAGAATTTGCTAAATTATTTGGCTTCTTAATAGGCGATGGATCTATAAGGAAAAATAACTACCAATTAACTTTTTCTGCAGGCTTAGATGAAAAACAAAATGTATTTTATAAAAATATACTTGAAAAATATTTCGGCAAAGTTAGATTCGAAAGAGAAAAAAGAAGCAACAACAAGAATTTAGGCAACTATGTCGTCGACTCAACTGTTGCTTGTAAAATTTTATTGTCAATGGGCTATATCAAAGGAGTTAAAAACAAAAGAATCCCAAGCTGGGTGTTTAATGCGTCCAAGAAAATAAGAAGAGCTTTTGTAGAAGGACTATCAAATGCTGATGGTTGCAAAAGACGCACCAAAGCCGGAACTTGGTTCTCGACTATAGAATTATGCAATAAAAACCTTGTAGAAGACACAAAGGAACTATGGTCCTCAATCGGACTCTGCTCAGGAAAAATTGTTAACAGAAAGCGTAAGGGTGGTCACGAAATTGAAAAAGGAAGAAAGATGCCACCAACCGAATGTTGGTCGGTCACAGTTTCTAATAAAGAGCTTCCAAAATATGAAAATGTAATAGCAGTAGAATATGCAGGACAAGAAGAAGTTTACGACTTAACAGTTGATAACGAAATGCATAATTTTGTGGCAAACGGCATAATCGTTCACAACACTCGCGCTCCTGAGAGGCGTGTTTTCTACATTGACGTTGGTCAACTTCCTCCATTTAAAGCAGAAGCATTCTTGGATCGAATTAAAGATCAGTTCAGAAAAAGAAAAGTAACAAGCAATAGAGGAAATACACCAGGTGCAAATCAAGTTGAAGAAAGATGGCAACCACCCGCACAAGATGAAGATTACTGGTTGCCAACTAGACCAAATAGCAACACAAGAATAGAAACACTACCAGGGGCAGAAAATCTTGGCGAAATAGATGATGCTATCTATTTCAGAAACAAACTACTAACAGCATTAAACTTTCCTAAAAATTATTTCAATAACGAAGACCCCAATTCAACCAGAATAACATTAAGCTCACAAGATGTTAAATTCGCAAGAATGATCGAAAGATTGCAAAGCAACTTCGAAGACGGAATATTAGAACTGGCAGAAAGACACTTGCAGCTACGAGGGTTCCCAGAAAAATCTTATCAAGATTTAAAAATAAAGATGACTCCTCCATCCGACTGGAGAGAACTATCAAGAGCGGAAGTCACATCAGCAAGATATGGCAATGCAGGAACATTGAAAAGTAGCGTTCTTATGTCTGATTATGACATAATGACGAGAATTTTGAAATATGGCGAAAACGAAACAGAAGAAATGCTCGCAAGATTGAAAATTCAAAAACTAGAAGATCTCAAACTACAAGTAATGGCACAGAATCCACAACTTCTAGGAGTGGGAATTCCAGGTCAAGAACAATCAAATCCAGAACTAGGAACACAAGCAGGTGGCCCCAACGCAATGCCACAACCAGAAGACGCAGAACAAGCTAATCTTGAGGGCCCTCAAGCTCCACAAGAGCCCACAGGCGAACAACCACCACCTGAAACCGGTGAACAACCTGCCGAACCAACTAGTCTAGAAGATCCTTCTGAAGAAGATATTAAGAAGTACGATCTAGAACTACAAGGATATGAAGCAGAACAAGATCTAGAAGATATAGATTATAGCGTAGGTGATGAATGATCAATTTGTTTCCTAAAATATCAATGAAGAATAAGAATATTATAAAACAATCCTCCTCAGTAGGATGTTATCATTGTTGTAAAATATTCGATCCCAAAGAAGTAACAGAATATACAGATAATAACGAAACTGGAATATGCCCACATTGCCTCGCAGACTGTTTAGTAGGAGACAAATGTGGGTTTGTTCTAGATGAAAATATCTTGATTAAAGCAAAAAAATGTTGGTTCAATCTCTAGATTTTCTCTTCTTCTCTGGCTTGTCTGACTTGTTCAAAAACCCGCCACATTCACGGCACTTAGCTTTGCCAGCATTAATATCATATATTGAAGCTCTTGCTTCTGCTCCACATCTACTGCAAATAGCTTTTGTTTCAATCAAATAAGCTTCGCCTTTGTAAGAATCAGCAGCATTAGGAACCATCGCATTAGATGGCTGCTGAGGAGAACCGGCGTTGCCCATAGAGGCATCACCACTAGAAACATCTCCTAACCCCTTAGACGAATTAGATGAAATTCTCTTGGCAGCTCTACTAGCAGCAACACCTAGATCTTTCAAACTATCAAAATCATGTTGAGATAACATTTGTTCCACTTGATCTTTAACTTCTGGAACACTCTGCACAATACTCTTTAACATGCCGATAGTTTGACTTCCTTTAGCTCCCAATATAAGCAAAAAAGCTTGAAGGGCCGTGTCTACAGCAGCTTCAGAATTCGCATCTAGGCTTACATTATTTGCCCCGCCAAATATATCTTTTCCCATATTCATAGCGGACATTTCCCGCAGCTTTACATATTCTACAAATTTTCTCATCTTAACTCTCCTAAATTTTGAATGGTGATGCATACCTATATATCAGACGATAATAAAATAATTGAGTTATTGAAAAAAATTTAACCTAGAATTTATATATAACTCATCAGGATTTTAGGAAACCAATACACAGGGAGTCAATTGACCTATGAAAAGAAAACTAATTAGTTTTGATGTGTTCAAAAAAATAGAAGAACAATCACTCACAAATGCTCAGAAAGAATTAATTGAGGCTCAAGATGTTTTGGCCGAAGCATTGGGCGTAGAAGGTCTTGAGTTGTTCACTTTTGGCGAGTCAGAAGTAACATACGAAACCCCAGACGGAACTTATATTCACGCTACCTATACAATTAAGGATGATAGTATCATTCTTGAAAACATCGAACAACTAGTAATAGACCAAGAGAGCGAAAAAAATAGCAATCGTTCAATCATTTCAAAAATGGTTGATTCAATCATAGACAATAAAGATGCGACCGCCGCTCACCAGTTCGAACAATATATGAGCTCGCCATCTGTAAAACGTAGCTTAAATGAAGCGACTTGGAAAGTAACAAGCTCTAGACCAACTGGTAGACATGGATCCCAATGGCGCAAGCATCGTAATCGATCCGCTGTCGCAAAGGGAGTTAGATCAAGACTGAAGACCTTGGCCCGTATGTCTCCAAGCCAAAAGAAACAACTCGCAAGAGAAAGAGCAAGAGCGAGAAAGAGATTGGGCGGATCAAGCAACCCACGTGCACGTGTTTATGCAAGAAAAATCAAGAAGAGCCACATGAAAGAATGGAACAATCTTGTTGAAAATGTAATCAATTACATTAATTACAAAAACTTCGGCCCAGCAATGAATGAGTCATTTGTAAGACAAGATAATAATGGCGAAATAAACGCCATTGCAGTTCCAACCGCCCTAAAAAGGAATGAAGGCAAAGTGCTTTCTTTCAATTGGGACACACTAGACCATGAAGTCAAAGTAGTTCGTAGCAAGATGAAGAATGTTAAAGAAGACAATAACTTCGTTAAAGCAATGGCAGATCTAAAAAGATATAACAATATCTCCGACAACAGCTCGCTCGAAACAACTCTAGAAGCTATTGTCACCCGTTGGCCAGATCTAATCTACGTTACCGAAGAAGAGTTGGCAACACAGATTTCTCACGCTTTAGAATCTGCTGCTATCAAGAATTATGACGATGAAATATGCTCTTTTATGGCCGAAGCTATTCTAAGAACCGCTCATAACGCATACACAGATCGTGTAAAGAAAATAGCTGTACTAGCCGGTGTAGAAGATGACATCACCGCAGAGTGCAGAGAATGTGAAGATGCATACGGTAGCTTCAAGAAAGTAGTCGAACAATTCTACGTAACGCTTGATGAATCAGAATCAAAAGAACTACAAGTGTTCGTTGATCTTTTCAACGCTCTACGTGAAGTTCGTGAAATTGCTGTAGAAGCAGAAGATTCTGAAACCGTAAGAGAAACCGAAGATCTTTTAGAACAGTGTGCTGCTGTACTAAACAAAGAAAGCAAGATGGACCTAGAACTAGCAGAAGAAGTTGCTGATTATATCTCCTATTTCCTAGAAGCTAATATCGACGGAGCTTCAAACGATTGGGATGTTGTTACAACTCCTCACCACACAGTATATGGAGATCATCCATATGTAAGCAAAATGGCTAAAGTAGACGGTACCCCTTCTGTTCACAACGGTGATTGGAAAAGTGCTGCCCCTGTTAGTGACGGTAAAAGCTACAACGGTGATCTAGATGATGAAATGCAAAGCAATGGATGGAGCAATCTTGGCGGAAATGATATCTGGCCATCACTAGATAATCCCTATGTACCAAAGGCAAGTGATTACAAAATGAAAGAGAAATCAGTTGTCGATGATGGTGATGAATTGGCACAGAATCAGTCAAATGATACTTGGCCAAATCTAAATAACCCTTACGTTAAGGGTGCAGTTATGCCCAGAGACGTCAAATAATTTTTAAAAAGGAGTACGTCAATGGATCCCACAAAACTAACACTGTTTGTAGATAGCTGCAACCACTCTGGATTTACCTTAGACCTTAATGAGTCCACCGATAAAGGACTAACAAGCTTTAAAGGTAAATTCCAAGAAGCAGAAGCAGTTAATAAAAATAAAAGAATATACCCATACGCTGTGCTAGATGAGAATGTCAAGAAATTGGTACCTATCATCGAAGCACGAGGATTAGTAGGCGAATTAGATCACCCAGCAGATAGTATAATTCATTTTGAAAAATGTTCACACATTATTACTAAGCTATGGTGGGAAGGTAATAGCCTAATGGGGCAAGGAGAAATTCTCAACACTCCTCACGGAAGAATACTAAGAAGTCTTCTAAATGATGGTGTGAGAATTGGAATCAGCAGCCGTGGCGTAGGCAACGGTAGGAATGACGAGAATGGAATTTTGGTAATTGGCGAAAGTTATAAGCTAATCACTTTTGACGCCGTAGCCGATCCGAGCACCTATTCTGCTTTCCAGGAGAAAGTAGTAGGTAAGAAAGAAAGTTTCGATCCAACAGTAACAAGATCTTCTTTTGTAGAAAAAAACTCTGCAAAAAATAACAGTAGCTGCATACATACTGTTAACAAAGAAGCACTTGTCGCTTGCTTGGGTGGAATTATTGAACAAAAGACAAATAACATTAAGAAAAAACTTAATTAATGTTAAAAAAAGAAAAACAACAACCCGTTAAGTTAGGAGTAGGCTAATGGATAAAATAGTAGAAGCATTAAAAAAACTTTTGCCCGAAACCGAAGTTAATGAAGTTTCATCCGCAGTGCAACAAATGCTAGAGTCAGCTAAATCAGATCTAGAGGCGGAGTTCAATCAAAAACTTGAAGAAGCCTATGTTGAACTTTCAAGCGAAGTTGCAGAAGCAGAACAAGTAGCAGAAAAAGGATACGAAGAAGCATACGCAATAATTGCCGATCTACGTAACCGCTTAGAACTTCAAGGTGAAGAATATAAGGCTGCACTCGAAGAAGGATACGAAGAAGCATACGAAATGCTAAAAGGTGAAAAAGGCAAGAATCAAAAACTCGAAGTAGAAATGTACGAAGAGTATGATAATAAACTTGCTGAGATGAAAGAGTATATTGTAGATAAAGTTGACCAGTTCCTACAGTTTAAAGGTCAAGAGATTTATGAACAAGCCAAACGTGAAATCATCAACGATCCACGTATGGTCGAACATAAAGTAGCTCTCAATAAGATCGTAGATATTACTGCCAACTACCTCTCTGATGATGGTTTCGCTGCTGTCTCTTCAGCAAAAGTTGAAGAAGCAAATAAATCAATCGAAGAAATGAAAGGACAGCTTCGCATTATGGAAGCTAGAAACATCAGACTTTCAACCGAAAACACTAAGCTAAACGAATCAGTTCGCCAAGCTCACGATGTAATTACTGAAAGCCGCAAAGTCGTTACGCAAACTAGAAAAGAAGCCGTAATGAACGAACAGAAAGAAAGAACCGAAAAAGCAAAGAATGTAACGGGGAGAGGAAGGTCGGATGATGGTGTGGTCATATCGGAATATGCATCACAAAACTCTGGAACAGATCAATTATTGATCCTATCCGGACTAAAACAAGCTCAATAAGTTTAAAACTCTAATTAAATTAGAAGGATTACATGAACGCAAATTCACAATTTCTAAATGAAGCTAAAGAGCTAGAAACTCGCTGGGCGCAGACAGGTCTCCTCGAAGGCATTCAAGACAGATTTACTCGCTCTGCAACAGCAGTTCTACTCGAAAACCAAAGACTCATGAATGAGACCAGCACCGATACAGGTGACGTTGCTCAGTTCAAACGAATCAGCATTCCGCTAGTTCGCAGAATTTACCCACAGCTTATCGCTAACAAGATCGTCAGCGTACAGCCACTACTCGGACCAACCGGACTAGTGTACTACCTCCGTTTCCGTTACGGCAGCAACAAGGGTGCAACCCGTGGTGCTTCCAAAAGCGGATTCCCATCGGATGATTCAAACAGCTTGATGCAGTTGGCAGACGGTACTGCTAACCTAGATATTTTCTACAGCAGCCAGTTTGTACAGAACGAAAGAACCAATGTCGATCCAGGCACCGGTACTTCCGTAACCTACTCCGCTCTAGAACATACTCCAATTCTAGCTGGTACTGTCACAGGTACAGTTTATGACGGCAACACAGCAGTACAGACCTTCGTGGTCTCTTCTTCTGGTACCTTCAACTTTACCACAATTGGTTCACCTGGTGATTACGCAACCGGCGGTTCACTAGATCTAGTAAGTGGCGAACTATCACTAACTTGGGACAGTGCAGCAGGTGATAACCACGTTGTAATCAGCTATGAATACAACATGGAATGCAATCAGGATCTACCAGAAATCAATCTCGTGATCGAGTCAGAAGAAATTGCTGCCAAGACACGCAAATTGAAAGCAGTTTGGAGCTACGAAGCTCAGCAAGATCTCCGCTCACAGCACAATCTAGATGCTGAAGCTGAGCTAACCGCTGTTCTAGCTCAAGAAATTAACCTCGAAATCGACCGTGAAGTTCTAACCGATCTTCGTAACAACGCTGGTACCGTATCAGCTTGGGATTTCAATACAGCTCTCGGTGATACCATCAAAGAGAAGTATGAATCACTATATGTTAAAGTTGTCGAAATCAGTAACGTAATTCATCGTAAGACATTACGTGGTGGTGCTAACTGGCTAGTAACAAGCCCAGAAGTTGCCTCAATATTTGAGACAGCAACCGCCGGCTTCGCTCCAGCCCCAAGTGAAACTTTCACAAGCTCACTAGGTGTTCAGTATGTCGGTACTGTTAATAACAGATGGAGACTATACAAAGATCCACTATTCCCAAGCAATCAAGTATTGATGGGATATAAGGGTGATAGCTACATGGACAGCGGATATTTCTACTGCCCTTACGTACCACTCACTCAGACACCAGTGGTTCTCGATCCAGAATCCTTTTGCCCACGCAAGGGAATTTTAACAAGGTATGGGAAAAAACTCCTTCGTGAGGGTGCCAAGTTTTATGCAAGATTGAGTATCGCTAATTTTGTGATATAGTTTTACACCGCATTTTGCGGTCACAAATGAACAAGAACCCTTCGGTCGCAAGACCGGAGGGTTTTTTGTTTCTCTGTACAAAATGCTATTGAGGGCAAGGGCATTATTGCTCATCGGTAAAAAACTATTTCCTACAAATAAGGTATTGAGTAGAATCTATTTTTTTGTTACTATATTAGGAACAAGGAGAAACTACATGTACCAAGTCAAGTGCCCAGAATGTGGAGAAGAAAGAATTGTAAAAGCAAAAAAGAAATGGATGGAAGAAGGCTTTGTTAAAATCTGTATGAGCTGTTGTCAAAAAGGAAAAAAGAAAAGTTCCGAAACAATTGCCAAACTCTCTGAAATTGCCCCTCGGTACAGGGTTGGGGCGATCTCACTTTTTTCCCTCACGGCTTTCAGGAGTGCCGCTGCCATTTCTCTTCGCTCTTGCGTTATTTTTTCTGACCCATCAGGAGGCGGAGTTCCGTCAATTTCGTCCTGCACGTGAGTTCTGAGCTTTGAAGGATCGCCCTTCCAAACAACGATTGCAGCCTTCAACGCCTGCTGTTCGTTCTTAAACGCTTTCGTGCCAACATCTAGTGCTTTACCTTCATTGGTTAACCATTGTTTAAAGCTTGAACTATTCATATTATTATATATTGTGTACCTATATATTTACATGAATATTATTGAAGGTGTTATATTTTACACATTGATGACTGGTTTGTGGAAGTGGGTTCTTTTGTTTTTAGTTACTGGTATTTTGGCATTTTTTATTGGACGTTTTTCGAGAGGGAGTGAATTTTGAGTAATAATCCTATGAATCTCAATAAGTTACCACAATACTTAGAATCTATTAGAAGTGGTGGTAAAGTTGACGAAGGCGTTGTTGTTGATATTGGTCAAATAGTTAGTCCTTCTTCTTTTAATTGGCGTAGAAATTCTGCATTTGCCATAACTGCGTGTTTATTGTTAGTGATTGGGTCTGCAGTAACATATACTAATTTAGTTGAAAACAAGATTACAGTAATAATGAGTACAAATAATCTTAGTGCAGAAAATGTTTTGCAACTAGTGTCTTTGACTGGTGGGCAGGTTGTTAATGTGAAGCAAAAAGAAGACTATACTTACGAATTGAGGATAGAAAGACTAAAAAATGTAAAGTCTTTTCTTGAGAGTTTGAGAAAAAACAAAGATATCAATAATGTAGAGAAAATAGGTTTGTAGGTCTGTCAAAATAAATCTGTCCTAGCAACTATATATTTTGTCGTATTTTAGAAGGGATATTATGAAAAAATTTAATGAATGGTTAAAAGAAAGAAATAAAATAGAAGAAGGCATTGCGGATTACACTCCAGGGTTTATAAGAAGGCCACTGCAGAACGTTGGCATGATGGGTAAAACTACTGCGGAAAAGGAGCGTATAAAGGAACTGCAACGGGAAATTGATGCGGCTGATGATGAAGAGTATAAGCAGAGATTGCAAGCAGTGGCTCTTAAAATTAGTAACGATTCTGCATTGAAAGAATACGAGAGAGAACAACGCAGAAAAGAGATGGAAAAAAAAGAGAGGGAGCGGGATACCTTCCGCCCCCGGCCAAATAAAATAAATCAACCATCCATCTACCATCTACCATCATACGGCGGCGGTAGGCATCCTGGCGAATGAATATTGAGTTAAAATACAAGATCGTATTTCTTAATTTAAAGAAGGTTTAATGAAAAATTTTTATGAAATGTTAAAGCTCATAGAGCAAGTTCCAAATGCTGTGCCTAACGTTGCTGCTCCACAGATGCAGAATCCTGCACAAAATGCTGCTGCTCCACAGATGCAGAATCCTGCACAAAATGCTGCTTCGCAAAACGCAAACAATGTGCAAGCACAACCGGGTTCTGATCCTGCTGAGGATGGGAAATTAAAAAATTTGCTAGGTAAAAATTACGAACAATTCGTAAAAGAATTGAAAGGCAATGTAAGTGACCCTAAATTTTTAGCATTCATTCAGGCTGGATTGCAAGATGGTCGTGTTGCTCAAGATGATATGGTAAAATTTACATCTGGACCACTATCGTGTGCCGCCTTAACGCCCACTCAGAACGAGATAGACGTAGATAAATCTCTTTCTTTTCCATTAAAAAAAGAAAACGCACAAACAATATTGTCTTATATCAAAGGTGGGACGTTTGCACCAGGAGGGGCAATAGTAACATGTGGTGGAAAATACATTATAGATGGCCACCATCGGTGGAGCCAATTATATTGTATGAACCCGAATGCTCAAATACAAGCAATGAACATGGATGGTATTACAGATCCAGAATTAGCATTAAAGATAGTTCAGCTGTCAATAGCAGCAACAACAGGACAAATAAACACAGCTGAGGTAAAGGGATCTAATCTATTGTTGATGGGCGAACAACAAATTAAAGAATACATTTCGACAAATATGGGTGAAAATGCTAAACAAGCTTTCTCGCAAGTTGCACAGGGCCAAGACCCAATTGCTTATGCTCAACAGTATATTTGGGAAAATGTTTCTAAAATGCAACAGAATAATAAGCCTATAAGCGGAGCATCTAAAAGAGATTTTATGCCACAAACAGATTCAGGTGGAAAATTCGCACAAGAATTGCAAAAAGGAGCAGTTAATTGGACACAAGGACAACAAAAACAAGTTGCACACACGGACAATAACGGCCCTAGTTTGAACGAGTGGGCGATACTATCAGGAATCAAAAAGAATTATTAAAAATGAAAACTTTTCATCAGTGGCTTGAAAATCAACAAGTAGACATTAATCAAATTGCTAGTGGCTTACAATTTCAGCCTACAACCAAGAAGAAATTAATGTATCAATATGTCCAGTCTACAGATAACATGCCACCTATGAGTTATGCTGTTGCAAACCAGCAGATGCCTGTTGTAACAATGACTAGCGATGGAAAAGAGACTCAAAACACAGCAGAGCCAAATGATATAATAATGAGTGGTCCTAGCAGAGAGCAATATGTTTTGAAGTCTGCTAAATTCCCTAAATTATATGTTGGTAATATGGGAGGACCGGTACATCCTGAGCAATCTCCTAGAAACGTTGCGGTTTACACAGGCAATGTTGCTGTTTCTTTTATGGCACCTTGGGGAGAGAGTATGGTGTTGAAACCTGGTGATTATTTAGTAAAAGAAGATGAAGGCAAATATTATCGTATTGCTAAGGTCGAATACGAATTAACTTATAATCCTCCTGGTAAAATTGGTTGATTATTTAGCTAATGTTCTTTCTACATCTTGGTAGTAGTATTCCCATGGTCTCCATCTTACCCTTGTTCCTTCTTTTTTCTCTACTATTTTGCCTGTTTTAGGGTCAGTATATCTGATTGTTGCACTGTAGAACTCTTCGTCTAAAATTTCATCTTTTAGAATGGTAAAATCTTCTGGATAATCGTGGGCGTCTTTCAATCTAATAGACCCCATAAATCGAACATATTGTTCAACATCTTTGTTGTATTTATTTGCTGGAAAGAATATGTTGTTGATTGAATGTTCGATAATAGCGTATTTTCTACCAGACCATTCTGCATTAAATATGAATCCTAGTGCTATTCCTACAAAAAGAATTAACCAGTTGTAAAAAACTGAGCGTGCAATAATTTTAATCATTAGTCTCCTATGCTTTATATAGTAGAATTCTCCCAAACTACCATGGCTACATCTTCTTGAGTGGGGATCACTATTTTGGCATTTGGAAATTCTTGAGGAAAGTGAGTTGCGTATTTCATCCAAGAGAATTTTTTAAGAAAAACCCTACAAACTAATTTGTTGCATTTAGTCATCATTTTTTCAACTAATTGCAAACCTTCTAGGTTTATAACACCGTCCCCGATTATAGCGTCGGCATATTCTTCAAATTCGTTCCAATTTTTTTTGATAACTGGCTTCGATTGTTTTGTAGGATGCAATTCGACCATATAGTCGCAAAGTGGTTGCATGTCTTTAGTCATGCCTAAAAGGCATACGGGCGAGCATCCTTTTATATGTTTTTTGTACAAACTAATTTCGTAGTCGTTTGGACATAGTGGAGGGCTCAAATTCTGCCAATATTCTGTATCTTTTTTTATTTCCATATAATTATATTGATAGTATCTTATATATTAAACCCCATGATTAATACAAATGAAAAAATAAAAAGTCTTTTAAACTTTTTTGAAATTTCGCAGTGGAATCACACTGTGAACTTTGAATGCTCTTCTAGTTTTAAGATTATGACAAGAAGTGATCTACGTAATTTAAAGATGAAAAAATATTTAAGTTCTACTAAAACTTCTGGATCTACTGGCGAGCCTGTTACTGTGGAAAAGACTATTCTTGATCATATTTGGTATGTTGCTACAAATATAAGAGAGATTAGATGGAGAAAGTGGGACGTAACAAAGAATATAGCTATAATAAAACCCGGTCGTGAAAAACAAGACAAGAAGTCTTGGGGAATACCCGTTTGTATTAACAAAAATCAAGGAAAGTCATTTGTCAATGGATACGCCCCGATATCAGAACTTCAATGTTGGTTAGAAGAAAAGAATCCTCACTATTTACATTGTGCTCCATCCATAGTTGCCCAGCTAGATTTATCTAAGATATCTAATTTGATAGATTGTAAGGGCACAGGAGAAGCTGGTGGATCTATGTACTCTAGCGAGGAGTGTGGTACTATTTCCATAAGATGTCCTGATAATCCTAATTTTCATCATGTTATGGAGAATCAAATAGTAGAGGTAGATTCTGATGGTGGAATAATCATAACTACTACTACTAATCCTTACATTAAGAGGTACAAGCACGGGGACCACATAGAACTTGGTGAATGTACATGTGGTAGAAGACTGCAAGCTATAGAAAAGATTAATGGAAGAGTAAGAAATATGTTTATTCTTCCAAATGGAGATAAAAAATGGCCTCTTTTTGGTTCAAGAGATTATTACGAAAGATTTGGAATTAAAAGATACAAAATAGTGCAGACTACTCTACATGATTTAGAAGCACATATAATTTCGGAGCCTTTAGGGGACAGAGAAGAAGATTTTATTGATTTGATTAAAAACACTTTGAATTCGCCAATAAATGTGAAAATAAAGTATGTAAATGAATTTCCAATGTATAAATTTGAAGAATTTGTTTCTTTGGTTAGTGTTTCGTAAAGAAATAGATTAATAACAATATATAATTTAAAGCATTTTTTTTAGGAGATTTCATGAAAACATACACCAGCGACCTCACTTCGAAACCAGATTGGCTCGGAACCTATGGTGATGCAACTGGAAAAACCTTAGATGTTGACTTTGGTTTTGATCCTGATGGTATGTATTTCGTTGGGAGTGCTAGCCCTTTAGAGCTAGCGCCGGCCTACAGCGTAAGAACCAACTGGAGCATCAGTGGACACCAGGCCTGCGAGGTCATATTCACAGTCGATCACAGCGTTTGCTCAGATCAAGGCATGTGTTTTTATAATGATGGCAACTCTCCAAATTGGAAATGGAGTCCCGACCAATCAAGGATAGCATTTCAAATAAATTGCCCAGTGCCTTTCCTTTACGGAACAAATAAGTTTGTAAACAATGATGGTGAGCATTATGGAAATTCCACAGGCCAATCAGGTTCTGAGGTTCTAGGGAGTGGCATCTACACCTTTAAGGTCACATATAACCCAGCCGCCAGAACCGTCACTGCCGCCACCTATGAGGGAGCGAACACCTTGGGAACTGTTCTTGACACCATTGTTTTACATGAGAAGTTGATGGATGGAGGTCCTTACAGAATTGGATTTGATGCTGACTACGATGAAGGCACGGCATACTTCACAAACCTCACTATCAATGTTTATGAAGCAAATGGCATCTCCGACGACACAGAATTAAATGCCCAGCTTACCGGTCTCAAGACGGGTTATTCTCAAGTAACTGATCTTGTTGAGGGTCCATTTTTGTTCTCAGACGATGCTGACATAGACATGGGAGAAGGAAATGGCATAGACCCTAATTTCAATGAATTAGGAATTGGCACAACAGTATGCATACAAGAAGACGGCAAAATTGTGGTTGGTGGGCTGTCGGGAACACTTGATGGATCAAAATATTTAAGAAGAATAGATGTTAGTGGAAATGAAGATGAATCGTTCACTCCTCCATCTTTTGGACTTAACGGAATGGTAAACAGCGTTGTTCAGATGAGTGATGGAAGGTTGGTTGTGGGCGGCAATTTTCTTAATGTTGAAAGGTTTGATGGACCATCCAACAGCGGATCAATAACCTTTGATGCTGACTATCAAGGTGGAACCGGCTTGAATGGAAATGGACTACTTCTGCCTTATTCTGCAAATATAGTCGAAGTGGGTTGGACCGTGACATTCCAAGATTCTAGTACAAGAACCGTAATTAGCTCTTATTTTAATGAATCTTCAAATTACTGGGTAGTTGGACTCGACAGCAACATAACATTGAATCCTGCTTTCCCAATAACAATATCACAGCCAAATTGGAACCCAACAATAGACGGCAATATAGTAAATATTGGTGGAATGGTTTGCTTGAAAACTGATGGTTCTCTGAGTAAGAGAGATGGTGGAGATGTTGGCTTTGAGGACAGGGCAATAAGTGGTGTTCCCTTACAAGTTTATGCAATAAAATTATTGAACGATGATAGTGTTTTAGTTGGAGGACATTTTACTCATTATGATAATGTAGAATCCCCTTATTTGGCAAAAATAGACAGCGATGGAGTTATAGATGAAGGTTTTGCTACCAATGTTTTAAGCCTAGGTTTGAGTGATTCTGTCTCCACAATTGCTATTGATAGCAATGGCAAAATACTAATTGGAGGAACTTTCTCAGAAGCAATCAAGAGGCTTAACAGCGATGGATCGGTAGATAGTTCTTTTGAACCGGGAACTGGTTTCACTGGCAATACCTTTCAACAGAATGGAGTTTTTTCAATACTTCCATTATCAAATGGACAGATATTAGCTGGACACAGTAGCAAATACTACAATGGAACCCAATGCAATAATGGATTGGTTAGATTAAATAGTGATGGTTCTCTGGATGAGTCGTATGCAGCAAATTTATATAATAGCAACACTAATATTGGAACTGTAACATCAATAGCCCAACAAGAAAATGGGAAAGTAATTGTTGGAGGATACTTTAACCTTGCAGATGGATCCAGTGCAAATGAAATATTTAGGTTGAATTCTGATGGTTCTAAAGATGAAAGTTTCAATAGTGTATTTGGATTTACTCCCGCAGGTTATAATTGGGGACCAGCAACAAACGACATCAAATTAGATTCAGTTGGAAACATATATGTAGCTGGAAGCTTTACTGACTACAACCATGCAGCAAGATTTCAGTATGCCAAATTGGACACAAATGGGGTGCTGCAAGAGTGGAGCGTTCTGCCTGCTTTCAAGCAGATGGGAATAAATGATGGCATGGACGACATGTACGACGGAGCAAATTACTTAAATACCAATCTGACCCTTCCTTATCTTTATATTAAGTGTTATGGAGGCGAAAGCAATGGCAATCCCGGTGGAGATAATGTTATCAGCGGCGGCGAAGGAGCTTGTGGATGTCCCGAAGCCGGAGTTATTTGTGGGCTTAACACTAACAGTAGCATTCCTTCCACTCACACTCAAGCATGGGATGATGACCCAGAAGAAGACTTTTATGATCCAGGGTTGGACGAGTATAGATATCTTCCTGTTTGCGACAGTCGTGTTGTGGTCGGGGATGGATATTTCGGTGAAGGGAGCAGCTACTTCACAGCTATGTTTCCCGGCATGTTCGTGCTTGTGGCAAACAATATCAACATCACGCAGTTTTCAATAACCGGCAATATAGGCACGGATGGAGATGGTGTCGATGCAGTTGATATCTATCCAATAAATGCTGGTGGTAACACTTACACCGCCTATTTTAAGACCAATTATGGCGATGGTGATCCTTCTATAAACCACATCATAATCGTTGATGGTAAAGGAGATGGAATCGAGCAGTTTTACGATCCAACCGCAAGGGGAGATGAGCACTGCATCACCGGGCTTGAGGGAAAAACAAAACTATTCTTTCTTTGTCTGGGTAAAGCTAATGCAGTGGCAATGACAACCGAAGGGGCAAAAGCTATTGCAGCTAAGTTCTTGGAAGTAATAGGACTAGGTACTAATGATTGCAGCACAGCAACGTATGAATTGGACTTAAGTCCAGATAATCCAGATAAATTTCCTAATTATCGTTTTGACGGCGAAGGCAACATGGATACTTCAT